CTTCATCATCGGCAGCTCGACCTTTCCAACGATGAGCGGCTTCAATCCCACGCTCACCATCCAGGCGCTCGCTTACATGAGTGCCGATGCCATCGTCAATCGCTATAAGAAAAATCCCGGCGCCCTCGTCTAGCTCGCATTTTGCTAGATGAGATATGCAATCCAGAAGCGCTGGTGCGCACATGCGACTATACTGATGTGATGAGTTCGACTTGTTTATTCCACGCGACTTTGAGAGCCGCGGGAACATCAGCAGCCTGTAGCTTTTCTGAAAGGACTTCATTGAATGTGGCGCGGCCAGACTTGCCGATGGTGGCCAGAATTACGAGAATCCAGTTCTTGATTTCCAGAAAGTTGACCTCGTGGCCCTGTGAGAAGTATTGCCGGGCCTGCCGCATGACTTCTTCGTCTGGTTCGTTCCGGACCAGGAATAAATAGTCCTCGATTGATTGGGGGGCGATTTTTACTTGAAAAGTGGACATGATTCGGCTCTTCTCAACTGGACGTTCAGTGACTTCGGCCGCCATCAGGACTGATGTACCCCGCTTGATAGTAATGTCCCCGCCCGCACCGGAAGGCCGGTCAGCCACATTGATACCCTGTACATCGATTGTCCAATCCAAGTTGAACACGCGATTTACGGTCACGAAGGTTACTTCCGCCAACATAAGTGGAAATCTTCCGCCGCTGGCCGTAGATAGGAGACCATCAATAAGCCGTCCATATTGTTCAAGACTGATTCTGTGCAAGCGGGCGAGTGGGACGTGCGCCGCGCTTCTTAGGCGAATGAATCCGAATAAGAGATCCCGCAGTGTCCCTTTCAAATCCGCATCGCTGTCCGTCTTGGCAACCATTTTGATCAATGCCAGCAACGAATCGTAACCCACCTTGTCACGCAATCCATCCCGAGTGGCTTCGTCAAACATAACGGAACGCCGGAATGTGGAAAGGAAAGGGCCGCGCGAACACGGGATGCGCTTATCATGCAAGAAAGGATTCACGACCCTCTCGTCAAGGGTTCGGCCATTATAGGCGTCGTCTCCGTGGCCGATGTAGGGCTTCTGAATATCAATCTCACGGGAACTGAGCCGAGCCAAGATACAACCCAGCAACACCTCTCTGTAGGCCTGAGTCGTTGATGCGAAGATGGCATCGAAATGCTTTCGAGGTCCCTTGGCTATGGCGGGTTCTTTCCCCTCCAACGATTGAGCTTCAACTGTGGCGAATTCGGCTTCGAGGACTTTTCGGATGAGCGTGTAGTCAATCGACGGCATCGCCGTCCTAGTAGTTGACCCAAAGGGCTTCTTGCCTACGCTTCTTAACCGAGTGGCATAGCTTGGCTGGCGCGTCGCATCTCCTGAAATCCTTGTACAAGGTATCCATGACGTCACAACGATAGCCCGACATAGCCGCCTTCCCTTTTATGCGACGGAGGGCGCGGGCTAATTCGGTGTGTTCATAATCCGTCATTTCGTTGCCGTAAGCCTTGCAGTCAGTTCGTGACGAATGCGGATACGGTGGGTCACAATAGAAAAGCGTTTCCCCGTCATCGTAGAGTCGAATAAGTTCCAGCGCCGGCCGGTTCTCGATTTGAACTCTTAGGAACCGTTCCGCAATTTCCGGGAGCATGTTTATACTTCCAAGCCATCGAGATACCACGCCAGACATTCCGGCGCGCGTCGTATTTTTGCAATTCGCCCAACGGCCGATGCTGGCAGTTTGGGCCAGCCCTGTACGGACCTGACGTGCTCTGATAAAAAAGCGGCGCGCTCTTTCGAAGTCAGAAACCCTACGTCCGTTCGTGGAGCAAGCAATGAAGAATTCTTCGCGGGAAAATGGCGTCAGTCCGATTGCCCGTACAAGTCTATCCCCGTCGTCGCGCAACACTCGGAAAAATGTAGTCACTTCGCCGTCAAGGTCGTTATACGTTTCGACCGGGGCTGGGACTCGGTTTACCAGAACGGCGGCAGAACCACCGAATGGTTCACAATAATGGTGACAGGCAGGAAGTAGAGGTAAGAGCCATTCCAGGTGGCTGTACTTTCCGCCATACCATCCGAAGGCGATGAGCTTCCTTTGTTTCCTTCGGCGCGTCGTCGGAGAGCTTGGGAATAACGCTATTTGAGCCTCATCCAAGTAAATCGGGGAGGGCGCACCGGGCATTCTTTTTCCCTCAATCGGTATCTGAACCGCGGGCGAATATAACACGAAGACAAGAGACGAGGCAATCAGTCGAGCCTGTGGAATTTCCGAGAGTTTTGACCCTGCCTGGAGCGGCATCCCGTCCAAACCGCCGGGCATCCCTAATGCTCTCCGCGCATGGGCGGCGATCCAAAGACTTCGGTCGTCAACCGCTACGGCCAGAGTTGGGATATCCCCAATCTCTTCATCATCGGCAGCTCGACCTTTCCAACGATGAGCGGCTTCAATCCCACGCTCACCATCCAGGCGCTCGCTTACATGAGTGCCGAT